AATATTGACTGTGGCAAACAAGCAACAATGTTCTGCAAATGTTCTCACAATGTTCTCATAATGTTCTTGCCACAGAAATAGCCCATAAAATCGTTTGAAAGGGTCACTAGGTGGAATGATACACGGAAGCCTTAAAACGATTTTAAGGGGTATCTCTGAACGATTAAACGCTATGTTGCAAAAATGTCACATTTCAACAATATTCTGACAATGTTTGAAAGATTTTCGAATAGTGTTGCAATAATGTCACACAATGGTCGCTGAAAGAATGTTCGCGTTTTGTTCTATCGGCCATGCCACTCCGTAGGGGTAGGGGTTATTGAGAATCATTCGCAAAGTTTATTTAGAATGATTCTGAGAACCATTCGCAATGGTAGTGAGAATCATTCGCAATTGGTGGCCGATCATATGTTGGAATGATATTAAGAATTATTCGCAATTGGGGGTGGGCGGGGGCCACGGGGGTACCCCTGCGTATATATAGCAATCCCGCAAAAATTTTTTTAAATTTTCAAACTTTGTAAAAATAACAATAATAACAATAACTATTGACTTTGCTTTAAAAATATGCTATAATAAACCTATTAACAAAGACATTGAGAAGGGGGCTTGACAAATCCTTAAAACCGGGGTATAATAATATTATTAAAAGATATATTAATATACCTTTAAAGAATATTTATAATAATAATCATTATAATAATCATTATTATAATAGTTATTATAATAGTTATTATAATAATAATCATTATAATAACTATTATTATAATAATTATTATAACAATCTTTAAAACTTTAAAGGAGTGATGTCTTTTTTAAAGAATGAAATTAGACATTGGCTGTACAACTCATGCAATCACTGGTTAAGAAAGATAAACAGCTTACAGATAAACAGGTGTCTTTTTTAACGCATTATTTTGACGTTGATAATCCAGTTACGTTTAATAATGCTAGACAATCTTGTATTGCTGCTGGATATGCTGAAACATCTTATCCTAATGTTCTTACACAGATGCGTAACGAGATTATTGAACGTGCAAAAGTAACATTAGCAGCCACTTCTCCACGCGCAGTGCAACAGATTATTGATTCTATGACTGCAGCACACAATGAAGGCGAGCCTCTTGGACGCACAGAACTACGCTTTCGTGCTGCACAGGATATTTTAGATCGTAGTGGTGTAAACAAAAAGCAGGAAGCTGTTATTGAAACTAAAAATCTACACGCTGTTGTAGTTTTACCACAGAAAAATCAGTATAAACCTGTAGAAATTTACAATCCAGATGACAGAAACGAGTAAAGGCAAGGCCGGAAGACCAAAGAAACAACCCGGCGAAGCTAAAAGCCCCTACAATCGTAGTCGTAATCCTAAAAATATAAAGAAGATTGTAGAAAAACAGCTAAAAGCAAACACACAACGACGTAGAAAACTTAAAAGAGTAGAGGCTGCTGTAAAAGGTAAGCAGGTTTTGACAGATGATCTGGTACAAATTGCTCCAGAAAGTCTAAAACAGCAGCTTGAAAACAATGACGTAGCTTTTCAACCCAATCCCGGTCCACAAACTGAGTTTTTAGCATCACCTGAGAGTGATGTACTATACGGGGGAGCCGCAGGAGGTGGTAAAAGCTACGCTCTTCTTGCTGATCTGCTAAGATTTGCACACATAAGTGATCATCGTGCGCTACTGCTGCGCCGTACTTTAGCAGAATTGACAGAACTTATACAGAAAAGTAAAGAATTTTATCCAAAGGCTTTTGAAGGAGCAGTGTTTAAGGAAGCAAAGAGTACATGGGTCTTTCCTTCTGGAGCAACCGCTCTATTTTCTTATCTCGACAAGGACACAGATGTAAGTCGTTACCAAGGTCAGTCGTTTACTTGGATTGGTATTGACGAAATTACACATTATCCAAGTCCGTATGTTTGGGATTACTTGCGTTCACGCTTGCGTACTACAAATCCAGAGATTAAAACGTACATGCGAGCGACAGCTAACCCCGGTGGTCCGGGGCATGATTGGGTAAAGAAAACTTATATTGACCCAGCACCGTCTAATAAACCCTTTTGGGCTACAGATATTACTACTGGAAAGGTTTTACGTTATCCTTTAAACCATTCCGAAAAAGCAGACGAACCTTTGTTTACTCGAAAGTTTATTCCTGCTAAATTAACTGACAATCCATATCTGTTGCACAGTGGCGAATACGAAATGATGCTGCTGTCCTTACCAGAAGTAGAAAGAAAGAGATTATTAGAAGGTGATTGGGATATTGCGGAAGGCGCAGCATTTAGCGAGTTTACTCGTTATCATCATGTTGTCGATCCATTTGAAATACCAAGAGGATGGTACAGAGTTAGGGCGGCTGACTATGGGTTCACAAGTCCATCCTGTGTTTTGTGGGGGGCGTTAGATCACGACGACAATCTTTGGATTTATCGTGAACTTTATATTACTCGTCAAAATGGTGATGAACTTGGTGTTCGCATACGCCAAATGGAAGATGGTGATCCAGCGCCGATCATTTCTGTTCTTGATGGTGCTTGTTGGAATAGAACTGGTAGTGGTCTTACTATTGCTGAATTAATTAATAAATCAGGTTGTCGTTTTATTCCTGCTGATAAAAATCGTATTCGTGGTAAACTGGAAATTCATAAACGTTTGCGTGTTGATCCTGAAACCGGCCCTAAGATTCGTATCTTTAGTAATTGTGTAAACATTATTCGAGAACTTACATCCTTACCTCTAAGCAAAACAAACAGTGAGGATGTCGATACCAAAGCTTCTGATCATGCTTACGATGCTTTGCGATATATGTGCATGACAAGACAGGTTGAAAGTCCAAGTCGTTTGTATAATGGCTGGGCTTCTCAACAACAACAACCCCAACCTATTAACACAGTTTTTGGATATTAGGAGAAAATCTATGTACGGACAGACAATGTTCAATGACAAGATGAAAATTAAGCAGGGTGATCTAAATCCCGCTGCTGACGGTCCTGCTCCTCGTGAAGCACTTGAGTCAATGGAAACTGGGCGTGAAGGTCCATATGAAGTTGATGCAGGAAAGAAGACGAGCGGCAGTATGCATGTTGATGCAAACTTTAATTCTCTTGCTGACGACAATAAAATTTACGGCTAATTAGATGTCGTTTATTGACTCTTCTGATTTAGAAGATGTTCCTGCTGTAGTTCCCGGTTCATTACTACCGGGGCTTTCAGGATATGTGCGGGAAAAATTTGTTGCCGCAGAAGAAGGACGCCGTTCAGATGAGCAGCGTTGGTTACGTTCCTATCAAAACTATCGTGGTCTACCAGAAGAGTCAGAAAACTACCGAGAGTCAGAACGCTCCAAAGTTACAGTAAAAATTACAAAAGTAAAAGTTCTGGCTGCTTACGGGCAAATCTCTGAAATTCTTTTTGGGCGTGGTGAGTTTCCTTTAACAATTGAACCTACTCCTGATCCAGAAGGAATTGAAGAATCAGTCCATCTTAATCTTGTTGAAAAACAAATGGGAGGAGGTGGTCCTAGTCTAGACCCTTATGGCTATGAGGGTGACGGACGTGAACTTGCACCGGGGGCAGTTGAAGCGAGCGAGCCAAAGCTGGGAGGATTGTCAAAAGAATTAGAGGGTGCCTCATTAAAAAAAGGTTATAGCAAGTTCGGTGAGCCGGATTTAAAACCGGCACAGATTGCTGCTCGTCGCCTCAACAAAATTGTACATGATCAACTGGTTGATACATCTGCTGTAAAAGAAATTCGCCGCTCATTATTTGAACAGGCAATGCTTGGCACTGGTATTTTAAAAGGTCCATTTAATTTTTACAAAAAAATTCACAAATGGGATATGGATGAGGAAGGTCAAAGAATTTACACACCATTTGAAAAAATGGTTCCTCGCATTGGTCATGTTTCCTGCTGGAACTTTTATCCTGATCCAAGTGCTGTAGATGCTGAAGATTGTGAATATGTAATTGAACGACATCGGTTAAACCGTGAACAGCTAAGAGCATTAAAAGATTTACCACTCTTTGACATTGCGGCTATTAATCGTATTCTTTCAATGCCAGCAACGTATGAAGAAAGATATTTTGAGCATACAATTTATGCTGATAACGATCCTACTTACAATGAAAACCGTTATGAAATTTTAGAATACTGGGGAACACTAGACGCTCGTGCAGCAAGAGACTATGGACTAGATGTTCCATATGATATTGATGACATTAGTTCTGTACAAATTAATGCTTGGATTTGTCGTAATGAAGTTTTGCGTGTAGTTTTAAATCCTTTTACACCTGCGCGTATTCCTTATCAAATCTTTCCATATGAAAAAAATCCATATCAAGTATTTGGTATTGGTGTTGCAGAAAACATGGAAGATGCACAGCTTCTTATGAATGGTCATATGCGTATGGCTATTGATAACCTTGCTCTTGCAGGTAATTTGGTTTTTGATGTTGATGAGGCTTCTTTAGTACCGGGACAGAACTTTGATATTTATCCCGGTAAAATTTTTAGGCGTCAGTCTGGCGTTACCGGAACAGCAATTAATGGCCTTAAATTTCCAAACACTGCTGGTGAAAACATGCAGATGTATGATAAGGCGCGTCAGCTTGCTGATGAAGAAACAGGTATTCCAAGTGTAATGCATGGGCAGACAGGTGTAACAGGAACAGGACGAACTGCTTCTGGCTTGTCTATGATTCTTGGTTCTGCTGGTTTGAATATTAAAACTGTTATTAAAAACATTGACGACTATCTTCTTCGTCCTCTTGGTGAAGCATTCTTTCAATGGAATATGCAGTTCAATGAAAAGGCAGAAATTTTCCAAGGTGATCTGGAAATTAAACCACGCGGCACAGTTTCTGTAATGATGAAAGAAGTTCGTAGCCAGCGTCTTACAATGCTTTTACAAACTGTTTCAAATCCAATGCTTGCTCCATTTATGAAAATTCAAAATCTTATTCGTGAACTTGCTATTTCTCAAGACATGGACCCTGAAGAACTTGTAAATGATCCAGATGAGGCAGCAATCTATGCAGAAATTTTAAGGAGTCTCAATGTTAATCAACCAAGAAACGGCGATGAAGGCGAGAGCATGGGTCAACAACCCGGAGGCATGGAAGGCAACGGAGGAGTTTCTTCAGGAGCAAATGCAATGGATGCTACAGGCTCTGGCAACGGAACAATCGGAACCGGCACTACGCCAATGGCAGGGGAAACTAGCTTTGCTGAATCATCTTCTGCAAATGAGAAAATCGGTTAACGAGGTTTTGAAAAATGTCGCTTAAAAGTTTTCTTCAAATGCAGGAAGGTGGGCAAACTTTTGTTAGTCCATTTGCACAGCCCGCTCCCAAGGGTGTAACACCTCGTCAAATGCCCGGTAAAACTTTTGAAGAGGTTACCGGAATATACAAAGAAAAAACTCCTACTACTATTACAATTGGAGATCCGCCTGATATTACAAAAACGCCTAAAGAAAAAGAACCTGAAATTTTTGATCCCGGTGTATCAGGTATTTCCGCTTATGGCTACACTGCACAGTCTCCAGAAGTTATAGCGGCTTCTACGGCTCTGGGTATTCCACTTACTGGATTTGAAACTCCTGCCTTTTATGATAGTCTTGTAGCAATGAACCAACCAGAAACATCGTTTTCTAAAGGATTGGATACGGTTTTCGGAAAAGGCTTACAATTTGCTGCTAAAGGAATTGTAGGCGCCGCTGTTTTTGGATCATCTCCTCTCGTCGCTGCTGCTGGTTTAGGTGTTCAACGCGCTTTATCAGGAAAACCTATTTTTGGAACTTCTGAAGAAGATACACCAGCTACAACTTCTAAAGCAACTACACCTTCTACAGCAACTAAAACAACTATTCCAAAAGCAATGGAAGAGGCTATTGGGCGTATTAATCAACAAATTGTTTCTAATGCACCACCAGCTACTCCTGCTTCTGTAGGCGCTGATATTTTTGGCCCTGCATATGGACAAGGTGGAGAGATTAGTCCTAACTTTGCAATTGGTGGAAAAGGATCGTTTACTTCTTTTTCACATTACAGTGCTGGCGTTAGTCAGGCAGATGAAGCTAGTATGATTAGTAAAGGAATTAATAGCGGAGTTTTTGCAGATTCTCAATCAGGTAAAGATACAATTGATGCAATGGTTGAAGGCGGACATTCTGAAAATGTTATTACAGCAGTAGCAACTGGAAAAACAAATACAGCAGAAATTACAGCTTTAGCACAAGCTACTGGAGCAGGTGATGCTGGTGTAGGCGGTGGTGGTGGTGGTACTCCAGTTATTTGCACTCAGCTTTTTAGCATGGGAATTATGTCAGCTAATTTGTACCAAGGCGAAGGAGAACACGCAAAAAATATTCCAAACGTCATTCGTCGTGGCTATCATTTCTGGGCAGTTCCCTTTGTTCGTGGTATGAGAAAAAACCAGCTTCTGTTTAAACTTGGAAAGACTCTTGGTTTATCATGGGCGCAGTATGCAGCACACAAAGCTAACCCTGATAAATTTGCACCAAACTATCTTGGCACATTTATTAATGCAATTGGCATACCTATTTGTGCAGCACTTGGATTGTTTGTCGGTGAAACCGATTGGGAAACCTTGTGGATTGATTATGAAAAAGGAAATGGTTTATGCTTAGACCAGCAGAACTAGTAACCCTTCTGATTAATACAGCAAATGCTGTATCTAAAACAGATTTCAGCAATGCTGCAAATCGTCGCGCATATA